GAGGTTAATTCGGCAATCCGTTTCCTCATTGCGTGTCTTGGAGTTGCCTGTTTAGCAGGCAGCTTCGTCTGGCGCAGCTGCTTCTCACGAGCCGCCGTACGTGCACGGCGTGAAATTGAGTTACTCGACCGTGAATTCCCGGATGCGTTTATGACCCGGGAGGAAGCGGAAGGGGTTGTGTTTGGCGGGCTATGGGTTAATAAGGTTGCCCATGCTGTCAAGGTTGAAATGGGCCTTGACTTTGACGATACGCCTTTAAATCGCCAGCAGGCGGTTCGTATCGCCAAGCGCCTAATGGTGGAGTGGTCCAACAACTCCCACCGCACTGCTCATATGCGTCGAGACATGCGGCGGATTTTGCTCCTTGTCTTCACTCCCGATCAAGAGGAGTTGGAGGTCAGGCGTATGGAAAGCTCTTGGCCAATTTGGTGGCGCCGAATGAGAGTACGGCACCCTTTCCTAACGTCCCCGTTCGATTAGAGGGCAGATCATGTCCGCCAGTTCCACGTGACCTGATGGAAAGGGTTCGCGAGGGATATGGCGACGATGCCCTGGTGGTGCGTCGGACGGGGGGAGCGCCAAAGACCCGATATCTTACGAGCTTCGCATCAGCGGGTGCTGGGGTTAATATCGGGTGTCATAATCATAACTTAGATACGCTGGTCACGGGTTTAGTCAAGCGTGTTTTTCTGCATTTGGTTGGGCAGCTGTTCGTGCCACTGGTGTTACCAGATCGGGAGCTGTTCGCACGTCGGATGCGGCGATTCAGGAATGTCTACTTTCGGATAGCGCGTGGTCTCACTCCGCTAACGCACGAGGAATTCGTTGCGTCCTGCGATAGTCGGAAGCGTGCAATCTATGAGCGGGCGCTTGAGGAGCTGCGTTTAGACGGTTTGCTAGAGAAGGACGCATGGCTACAGACGTTTGTCAAGTTTGAGAAGCTCAACTTGACTGCAAAGCCAAACCCGGACCCTAGGGTAATACAACCGCGCTCACCAAAGTATAATATATGTGTGGGAGCGTATCTGAGACCGCTAGAGGCTGTTATGTATCGCCTTGTGAATCGTATATATAAAGAGACTACAGTCCTTAAGGGCAAGAATGCCCTTGACCGTGCATTGATAATGCGGGAGAAGTGGGATCGTTTCACTGACCCGGTTGCAGTTGACATAGATGTGAGTCGTATGGATGAGCATTTCCATAAGTACGCACTGCAATTCATGCACGGCCTGTACAACCGACATTACAACTCGAAGGAGTTGCGCGCATTGCTCCGCCGTCAGATCAAGCAGATCGGGCGAGCGCGCTGCCCCGACGGGTACGTGAAGTACAAGATGGAAGGTCGGAAGGCCTCAGGCGAGATGGACACCTCGCTTGCCACCTGCGTCATTATGTGTGCTATGATCTATAGCTACTTTGACGAGGTGGGTTTGGT